AAACGGCTACGGCAGACCAATCGGCGACCCGTACCATTCCGCCCGCTCGGCGAATTTGGGGGATAACCCCGCCCGAAACCGAGCCGTTTCCGCCCCGATACCGCCCGATCTTGTGGGGTAAACCGCCCGTTACAACGCGTTCGGGCGTGTTGTTTCCCCGTTGGTTTGCGTTTGCGGGTGAACTATCCGCCCACCACTTTCCACCACTTTCCGCCCTCGCTCCCCAACTTCCAACCAGCCCAATCTCGGCGCACCAACCCCTAACCAATCCGAGGCTCCGAGGCTCCCGACAACCAACCCGAAGCTATTGCTCTCCAACTGGCAGACAAAAGCTGGACTCAACTCACGCCGCGCCTGACCGCGCCGGCGACTAATCCCCTACACAAATGCAGGAAATATCTCTCAATTAGACACGCCGAAGGCTTGACTCTTGCCAGCCTTTGCCCCGATAATTGACCCGTGAACACACAACTCACAGAACTAAACGGCTTCCGCATCGGCGATGTTTGCCGTGTAAAAAGCGGGCGATTTAAGGGAATGGTCGTAACGATCTATTACCTACAAATGGCTCAATATGTAAATATGAAAGAGCCGAAGGCATACGCCTCGGTGCAATTCCCTGCTGGTAACAGTTGGGAATTCCAACTAAACAATCTACGAAAGGACTAGAAAATGGCTACATATCACGGCCTCATCAAAGTGTCTTGCATTGTCTGCAATTGGGACACGCAGGACGATCTAACAATGGAAACCCTCAACGACATGGACGGATCTTGTCCAAAGTGCGCTGAGCAATTCTTCCGTTGGGAGAATCGCGACGGCTCAATCGTTGTATCACTCACCCGAAACATTGACGGATTGCATATTTACGACAACCTCGTTTGGAATCAAGCCCTCACAGTTGCAGATGTAGAAGGAGAATAAAATGAAACTAGACACCTTGGCAGAAAAGATTGCAAAGGAGCAAGCAAAGACCCTGCTCCGCTCGTTAGAAATGTTGCAAACTGTCGGCTCTGATTGGGACGATAGCGAGTTAATTGCCCTCAATCTCTCACTAGAAAAGTGGTTAAATCATGTTATCTAAGAAGCTCATCACCGCCGTATTTCTCGCCGCGCTTGTTGCGCTCGTCGCGTTCCGCGCCACTCATCACCCTGTTTACGGCAAATGCCACACCTCGCCGGACGGCTATGTCTGCACACTCATCAAGTGGGAAGGAAACAAGTAAATGGATACATCGCAACTATTCTGCCTAGATGTCGCCAGCAACTTTCCGCGTGCCTTGGTCAATCGTGGCATTGAGCAGGATTGCAAAGTCATCTACACAGGGGGCGGATTTTGGCTCGTGTGGCTCTCAATCAACGAATCAACCTACCTACAAGCCAGCGAAAGTGGACTAATCCTCTGCTCCAAAGATACAGACGAAGGTTTGGCTATCTTGGACGGAGAGCTTACCCCTCAAAAAATGGCTAAAAAAATGGGTGAAGTTTGGAGTTACAACCAATAAGGCGAAACAGGGGGCTTGCCAGCACCCTGTCTTGGCGTATCGCGCCAACTGATGAGCCTAATACTCACAGACTACGAAAGGACTACACAATGAATACAGTGCAAAGAATGGCAGAAGAAATCCGCGCCGAATTGGCACAAGGTGAGGAAATGGACGCCATTAAAGACCGCTCAAATGAAATTGTGGATGGGTTTTTGCCTATCTATACCAACGAAATCATCAAAGAGTGGCAAGAAATGCCCAGCGAATACGACGACAGAGGGGCAAATGAACTCGGAAGCGATAACCAAAATGGCATCGTTGCCCTCATGACCCTAGACCTTTACGTCTATTACACCGACCTCTTTAACGAAGCTATGCAAGAAGTAGAAGAATCCATAGAAGATGAAGAACTCTGTGACGAGTGCGGCGCACCACATGAGGACGATGTAGAGGTGATGGCATAATGAGCGCACAGAACTATGCCGATCTTGTAGCCCACGAGGGACACGCCCTAGCGATTTACCGCTATTACACCGAGAACGTCGCCATTGAGTGTCAAACCTGCCGTGAGGTACTTCTTGACTTTGATAACGAGGTGAACGCATGACTAAGAAAATCCACGAAATGATAGACGCCACCCTCGCCCGACTCGTTACGCTAGAGGACGAGCAAGGCAAGGCACATACGCCAGAATGGGAACGCCTAGAAGGCTATTATTACGGACTACTGGACGCGCTCAAAGACATTGAGGGCGATTGCGACACGTGTGGCGGTACTTACGACGTGGGTGATAGTGCCAGCCGATGCGGTGATTGTGGCAACTGTGGGGATTGTTGCCACCATTCTTCTGTCCAAAACGCCAGTTGTGCATACTGTGGGGAAGGGAATCCGTGCCAAGACTCTTGGCAACATCCGTGAGCCGGCACGGCTCTTGCTACCACTACGACTTCCAAGGGCAGGAATGGCTGGTCACTTGCGACTCAGGCTCTTGTCCTTGGGAGATGTACACCCCAACGCTGCGCGAAGCTAAGCGGTCACGGCTCAAGCACACCCGAACGGAGTGCCACGGCGGTTACTAACTGCCTACTACCGACCACCTAGCGAATAGGGGAGCGCGACACGCGCCAGGGTTGACTTTAAGACGATCATAGACAATCATTCACTACTACCAACCAATCAACGAATAGGGGAGCATCAAATGGCACGAAATCAAGGACGAATCGCCTACTTTGAGGCGAAAGCCGATCTACTAGAAAACAACGCAAAACAATTCGCCCAGCAAGGCCGTAACGATGAAGCTATCGCTGCCGGTATTGCCATGGTCCGCGCTATGAGCGAGGCAACTCGCCTACGTATCGGCACAATCAACACGTGGGATGGGGGTGACGCAGCGTGACTCAATCCTTTAGTGAGCGATTGGCACAACCAGCACTAGATCAGATTCAGACCGCCATTCAGTTGGCATACCAAGCAGGCTATGAACAAGCACTACTAGACACTAAGGACAAGCAATAGTGGCAACATTTGTTTCACTCTTTGCAGGTGTGGGTGGCTTTGATCTCGGATTTGAGCAAGCCAATCACACCTGCGTAGGGCAAGTAGAGATAGATAAACACGCACAATCTGTGCTGAAAAAGCATTGGCCTGATGTGCCACTGCACGATGATGTAACAACAGCTACTCAATGGGCAAAGGAGATCGGTTTAATTGGAAAAGTGGACATTGTTTGCGGGGGATTCCCCTGCCAAGACGTCAGCGTCGCTGGCAAACGTGCTGGAATCGCTGGGGAACGAAGTGGATTATTCTGGGACGCAATACAGTTTGCACAAGAAGTTAAAGCACAAACTATCGTCTTGGAAAACGTGCCAGGACTTCTATCAAGCAACAACGGACGCGATTTCGGAGTCGTCCTCACTGCTTTGGCCGACGCAGGGTATCGCCACATTGAGTGGCGAGTTCTGGATTCGCAATTCTTCGGAGTCCCCCAACGACGCCGTAGAGTCATCATTGTCGGAAGTGTTACAGACAGAAGCACCAAGCCGGTACTCATTGAGCGCGAAAGCGGCATCAGGAATCCTACGCCGAGCAAACAAAAGGGAAAAGACACTTCCACCGATTCTCCAATCGGCGTTGGAAACTTTGAGCTCTACGACTTCCCAGTAGAGCCAGTTAGTCCGACCCTTAGTGCGCAAAGGGCGCACGACACAATGGTATTTGGACAATCGGGCTTTGCTAAGTACACAGAAGGCGTAACAACCCTCACCGCCACTTCATACAAAAGACCTGAAGATAATGTTGTGGTTCACTAAATCTCGTCGCGCACAGAGCGTGGACGATTATGAAACCTGGATAGCGGGGGGGGGTAATGCCTACATTAAACGCATTTGATAATGGCGATGTACGAACAACAATCCTCATCATTGACGGCACAAGGGTAAACGATGTGCGGGTGTATGAGGATCAGGTAATGCAAACAGTAATCTCACGATGGGGAACAGGTGGTGGAAACGTGCCAGCAATAATGAAAGAAGAACAAATAGTACGCAGGCTTACGCCAATAGAAACAGAACGATTGCAAGGCTTTCCCGACGATTGGACAGACGGACAGGCAGATAGCCACCGGTATAAGCAGATGGGAAACGCCGTGACAGTGAACGTAGCACGATGGATCGGGGAGCGTCTTTGAACCTCAAGCCAGACGACCAGCCGCTTTGCAACGACCCGCTATACGACCCCGA